GCCGACACTACTGTTTGATAGTGTTTGGTTTTGGTCGGCTGAATTCAGACTAACAGCTCCGTGGTGAAACCACGGTGCCGTCAGTGCATGCACCTAAAAGTTGGCGTCGAGGGGGTCCTCGTCGGGGCAAGGCCGCGCGGCCACGTCTCCGTCACCGCACAAACCTACGGTCGCCAGCAGCTCGCGGAACTTAATCCACTTGCAGCGGTTAACCGGGTCGTGCCGGGTTTCGAAAAGCAGGCCGGCGTAGGTGTCGTCACTCAACACGCCGTTGGAGCACACTTTCGCAACGGCTTTAGGGAGGTTCAGAAAGGAATAGACGGCATCGGCGTCCCAGCTGTAGAGCTTGGAACAGCACTCGAAGCCGCCTCCCTCTCCGTACCGCCTCAGGAGCTGATCGCGGATCTCGAAACCGTACCGTCCTGCGACGGCAGTCAAAGCTCCGCTTTCAACCAGCTTGGAGTAGACTGCGACGCAGTCGTCTCCACAAGCTGTCGCCCCAAGGGCACCCGTAAGCCAGGCGAGGAACGCCCTCGGCGTGGAGTTCTTGAACCCCGTCGATAACACCCCCGAATCATTAATTCCTTGTACCGCCTGCGAAACCAGCACGTCGCCGACCAAGTACGTGCTCCTGGCCAGAGAACATCCATAGGCCACCAAGCCTCGGAAAATCATCAGGTGCAGGAGCGCCTCGTCGGCGTTAGGCTGGTCAGGCACACAGCTGTGAGCCGTGGCCAGACGCGCTGCGATATCGACGGCGGCAGACCAGCCCGAGCCGCACCAGTCCATCCCGGACACGTCGTCCGAAACGACACATCCGTCTGGGCTGGCGAAGAGAGCAGCTGTGACGCGGGCTTTGGTGAGTCGGACGTTCGCGTCATCGGAACCAGTTCCGATGCCTGTCCACACACCAGCGCCTGCGGCGTACAGCGCTTGCTGTCGAGCGTTGTGGGGCTTCTCGAGGACCCGGCCGACGACTTCGTCCACCATGGACTGCGAGTAAATCGTTCGCCAGCGCGGGTTCTCTAGCTTAACCCTTTTGCCGCCCTCGAGGACGTAGGCCTTCGAGGAATCGCGTTTGTAGACCTTCCGCCCAGGGTGCATTTCCCCCTTGACTGCTGGGACAACAGGGTCCCGGAGGCCAAGGAGCACCATTTGCTCAGCACTACAAAACGCCACATCGCGCACGGTGCAATAGAGCCAAAGTCGCTCAAGCGCCGTGCGTTTCACCAACTTCAGAGACGCGGGGTCGCTCATGATTGCGCCCTTGAGGGGCTTGCCCATAATGGAGCCGGTCCAGCCCGCTGACTTGTCCGGGTTGCAAGCGCTGATCGCCTGGTCCACAAGGGGGACAAACGTGTGCATGAACAACTCCTCGGGACTACGCTCACCGGCGCAAGCCGGGAGTTCTTCCAAGTCGATGTACGCACGCGTCCATTCTCCAATACTGCGAGCAAGGTCAGCGTCGAGATGCGGCCCCACAGGCAGTGGTGGATTCACCACGGTTTTGTGGATGAACTCCGTGAGCTCACCCGGCAACACCTCGTTGTGGGCAATCCGCTTGGACAAGTTGGCCGCCATAGAGTCAAAGATGCCGAAATGGGACTGGTCAGGCCAGGTAAAGTCGGCGACCTCCTCCTGCTCGAAGCCCGCCTCAACGGCTACGTCCACAAACTTGGGCTGGGGCGCCTTGTCCACCTCGGTTTTGCCTTGCGGCTTGCCGGATTTGAACTTGGTAGTACCCACGACCTCCAGGAAGGGACGGTTGTTGTGCGTGAAGCGAGGGGGCCCCTCATGCTTCTCCCAGGTAAAAC